GGGAGCCGATACCGGCCGGAGAATCACTATTGACGGTTTCCGGCAATTATGGCATCGATTTGACCATGTTTGACGTTTCTGGAGGTGTGCCATGGCTGACGTTATCCTCGCCGACGGCAAGCTGACGCCACGTGCGAGCGTATCGCAGGTGACGTTGGATTGGGCTTGCGGCACGGACGAAAACGACTTCGAACTGACCATCGATGACGCACTCGCGCCGAACATTTCACAAGGCTGGTATTTCTGGCTCGATGGAAGTGATGTTGGAGGCCGAATAGTCGATCGTCGCGTGTCCGTCGCCGGAGGAACTTCCACGACAACCTGGATCGGCCAATCATGGACCGGAATGCTGGCAGCGAAGATATTGCAGCCGGACGCGAATCAGGATTACCTGACCGTCTCCGGCAAGCTGCCTGACATCCTCAAAAACCTTTTGAAGCGCATCGGTTTGGATTCGGTGTTCACTGTCGATTCCTCCGATGCTTCCACTTTGTCGAATTGGATGTTCCAGAATCCACGTTATGTGGACGCCTACACCGGCTTGCGCACATTGCTTGCATCATGTGGCCGCAGGCTTGATTTCAAAACGTCCGGCAATAAGATCCTGCTTGGTATCGTGCCGGTGCAGACCATCACGAACACGATCGATTCCGACTTGGTGGATTTCAAGGCCGAGACCAACCGTCGCGCGGTGAATCATCTCATCGGCCTTGGCTCGCAGGAGCTCAAGAACCGTCTGGTGGTTAATTATTTCGCGGATGCAACCGGCGTGGTGAGTCAGACGCAGACGCTCGTTGGAGCCGATGAGGTATGCGCCACATACGACTATTCCAACGCGGATTTGGGCACGCTGCAATCCGAGACGAAGAAGCATCTGCAGGAATTGCAGACCGGTGGGTCGGTCGAGGTGACGTTGTCCGATGAGGTCGGCGACGGTCTGCGTGTGGATGACAAGATTGTTGCGACGGATCAGGCTTCCGGCGTCAACGTCACCGCCGTGGTGACGAAACGGATCGTGAAAATCGATTCCGGGATTTTGACTTCGACTTTCGAGGTCGGACTGCCGGTGCAGTCGGCGAATGCGAACTATTCCGGTTCTTCCTCTTCGTCTTCCGGTGGTTCGGCTGGCGGTGGCGTGTCTTTGACGGCTGGCCGTGGCCTGTCGATTTCAGGCGGCACGATCAACGCGGAGGTCGCTTCCGAGGATTTGGATTCCGTCAGGCAGGTCGCCGAGTCGGCGGACAGGACGGCTTCCGGTTTCGCGGCGCAGATCGGCAAGGCGAATCAGACAGCCGAGGATGCGAGGAACGTCGCCGATGCGGCCAAGACCGTGGCCGATAGTGCCAAGTCGGGCATGATGACCGATGGCGAGCGGTCGAAGCTCGCTTCGGTCGAACGTGGCGCGAACGCCTACACGCTGCCGGAGGCGTCCACGGACGTGTTGGGTGGCGTGAGGGTGGATGGTTCCTCGATCGTGAGTGTGGATGGTGTCATCAGCGCTCATGTCGGCGACGGCGCTTCCGGGAGGGTCGTGTTCCCAATCGGATACGTGATCCAGAACACGACTGGTGTTGACCCTTCCGTTGATTTCGGCGGGACTTGGAGGCAGTTGCCTTCGCTTGGTTGTTTTACGTTTGAAAGGATTGGATAGTGAAGTCTGACGGTTACTCGAAGTATGTGTGCGACAAGTGCGGTAAGACCGCTTATGTCGCCGCTGGTGATACGGAGGCGCGTGAATGGTTCACCGTGCGCCGCTATTCGGCTGGCAAGGCGACCCGCATCGCGGATGATGTGACGCCCGACATTTACGAATTGTGTTCACAATGCAATGCGTCTTTCATGACGTTCATGCAGAAGGATGACGCTTCGTTTGAAGCATGGTTGAAGGAGGTTGAACAGTGACCATCGAACTGGTTGACGGCAAGGCCGGAGTTGCACACATCTCAAGTGAGGACAAGGCGATCATCCATCAGGCCAAGTTCTCGAAGTCCGACGTGGTGTTCGACTGGGGCGACGCGTTCAAATGCTCGATGAGTTCGTCCAACAGGGCGACGATCGGCACCGGCTGCGCGTCGATCCAGGGCTTGGACTGGCATATCACGGCGGCGGAATCGGTGACGATCTCCAACGGGTCGCAGGGCATGCAACGCAATGACATCATCTGCGCGCATTACCATCGAGATTCCAAGACCGGTAATGAGAATGTGTCATTGACCGTGTTGAAGGGTTCGCCGAATGCGACTGCCGCCGCTGACCCGACCATTCCGGCAGGGAAGATACTGTCCGGCGCGGTTGACGCATACATGCCTCTCTGGCGCATTCCGTTGAATGGCATTACGGTCGGTACGCCGGTGCGCCTGTTCACGCCGAGGGGGGCTTTGTGGGATTCCGTAACCCTGTACAATGCGAAGGGTTTCACGGTCATCCGCACCGGCATGATGATGCTGGTCAAATACTCCGGCAGTTTCGGTAATGGCGGCAGTTGGGATGCAGTGCAATGCGAATACAAGCTGCCTGCTGAACTGAGGCCGCCTATTGAGGTCGATGGAATGGTGTGCGTGTCGAACGGGCAGACGGCGAGAATGCTCGTCGTCAATCCCAACGGAATCATCCGATGCGCGAACATGGGAGCCACTGGCAGCAATCAGGGTTGCGTCGGCTCGCTCTGTTATCCGATCCCATGAGGATAGTTTTCCGTAACCCAGCTATGCCAACTGCAATGGCAGTCCACCGGCTCGTTCGTTCCGGCGGCTTACGGCGCTTCGAACACCATCAAGGTCAAAGACGGTCTGATTTTCGTGGACCTGTCATCGTTCCAAAGCACCGTGAACGTCGGCAACTTCACTGTCTGGAAGTTCAAATCGGGCGTGAAACCCTCCAAAACGGTCAGTCTTGGATGCGTCGCGAACGTGAACGGCACCACGTACGGAAAACAGGCGACCTGGAACACGGACGGGTCGGTGACGCTTATCGGAGGAGTGGCTTCGTCCGATATCGTCCAATGCTTCTCGAAGACCATTCCGGTGCCCGATGGCGTGACATTCGCCTAGGCCGCCAGCCAGCAACCATGCGATGTGGAATATGCATAATTGGAATTCCGCGACCGCAGACGCTTATCGCCTTACGGCGGTAGCCAGAACGGCGGCTTTTTTACCACGACGATGACCTATATCGTTGCCTAAACCGTCGCAACTGAAAACGATATGCTGGCGGCATGCCATGTGTTTGCGGGAATGGTCGCATCATACGCGGGACGGAAATACACGCTGCTGCCGACCACATAAAGCAGCCGATTCTGCATTTGACTGCCCTGCTGACTGTCCACGAACACGCCGAAACCTTCCATTACGGCCCGCACATCCATGCTTGCCAAAAGCACACCATCCCACGCCTTCTTCTGGAATTGGCCTTTGTTGACCCACCGGCAGTAGACGGTCGCCAAACCATTGACGACGTATCCACTGATTGCGAATTCCGGGTCGGTGGTCACTTTCGTGAAATGGATCGGGGTTACGGAAAGCTATTCAGCTGGTCAATATGAGTTTCTGCCAAGCTTTCTGCATGTCCTTGAGGACGCTCAAATCGGGCTTGAGGTAATACCGTGCGGCGGTTTGGATGTCGGAGTGTCCGAGCTGTCGCGCGACCACGCTGATGTCGGTTCCGGCCTTGATTGCCAACGTGCCGAACGTGTGGCGTAGGTTGCGTGGAGGCACGCATGGCAGTTTCATGCGCTTGCACCAACTGCGGTAGTGGTTTGCCACTTGGTTCGCGTTCAGACCGCCGACCAGTCGGCCGGTCTTCGTGCCGTGGCGTAGTTCTGCCAAGCGTTTGACCGCGAACCGTGGCAATGCGACGGTTCGTCGGCTCAGATCGGTCTTCGGTTCGGTGACGGTCTCATGGCCCGCCACCCATTGTACGGAACGTTTGACGGTGACTGTGCCTCGCTTCAAGTCCAGGTCGGCCCATTCCAAGCCGACCGACTCGCAGCGGCGCAATCCAGCGCATACGGACACCAATAACCAGGCTTCCAACGCGTGACCGTAGAAGCCTTTCAACAGGCGTCGTACTTCCGGCGCAGTCAGTACCTGCGGCTCGTAATGGCGCAAGTGGGGGAGGCGGATTTCACGTCTGGTCACGTCATTGTCCGTGACGCCGCGCCGGTAGGCGAGTCGGAGTATCGAGCGGAACACTGCCCACGCCTTACGTGCCGCTCCGGCTTTAGCGAAGGAGTCCAACCATGATTCGATGTCCGCCACCGTAACCGAATCCAAATCAACACCACCCCACCGAGGCAAAACATGACACCTCAAAGCACTCTTATAACCAACCCTCGTACACTCACGCAACCCAGCACAAGACGGCCACCAAACCTCATCAACAAACACACCAAACAACAACACAAACACCTTCCAACAACGAAAAACCCACAAACACGACAACACCAACACAGCGCTCGCCGATGTGGGTTTTTCCAATACACAACACTAGCGACAGGAGGACAAGATGACACAAGTCAAAATCGACATCGGCAAACTCGACGCCAACGGCATCGTCGACCTGGCCAACGATCCGATCATCATCACACCAACCAAACGATTCACCACCAGCACCAAGAAAATCATTGTCAACGAACCGCTCAAGACCACGCTCGACCAGCATGGAGCCATCACGCTGAACCTACCACCAACAGGCACCGACTGGGCATACCAACTTACCGTTGGCTGACATCGACCAGTCCGACGTGGATTGGGCGTTGGCCGCCATCCGTAACTGAGAAAGGACAGAAAATGGCAAATCCGGACAAGTTCATCCGCCTGCGCGATTTCGCGAAGGTCATGCGCGCCCTGCGCGAGACCGACGTGGACGGCACCACCTTCCATTACGACGACGCGAAGCACGAATACGCGAACGTGCGAGAATACTACACGCAGCACCGCTCCGGCCGCATCTACGGCGTGCAGTTCCCGCGCTACTCCTTCTCACGCGTCCCCACCGGCGTGAAGACCCACGACAACGCCAACTTGTCCGTGACGGTGTCCACCGCAGCGAACGCGGGACGCGACGACTACGCATACCTCAACGCCTTCCAGTGGCGTGATGTGAACGCCACCGTGGACGAGTCCGGCGTGCCGCACATCACCGCCATCGAGGGCGATAGCCGATTCCGCCGCGATGGATCCAACGGCGATGTTTTCGTCATGGTCGCGCCCGGATATTTCCGCATCGACGGAGACGACAACCACATCGAATTGCTTTACAGCGACGAGCAGTACGACGGCTTCGAACCGATGCCAGGCCTGCTCCTGCCGGACGGCACCGAACGTCCCTGCCTGCTCTACGCGAAATACGGTGCGAGCCTGTCCGGCGGCATTCCGCGCTCCTGGAGCGGACAGAAGATAGATGCCGGCTTCGGCTGCCAGAACGACCAGATCACCCTCGCCCAGAAGAAAGGCAAGGGATACGCCGGCCAATGCCAGCCAGACGTCTTCTACTTCCAGCTCATGCTCATGCTGAAATTCGCCACCAAGGACATGGAGACCGCGCTCGGCGGATGCTTCGAGAACTACACCGCACAGGGCGCCGTCACCAAGGCCGAATCCAACGCCAAACGCGTCATCGTCTCCAAGGACACCGCCGACGGCATCCTCATCGGATCCACCATCAACATCGGCACCGACAAGGAACGCAACAACGCGGCCAACCACTCCGTGGCTGAAGCCCGCACCGTCACGTCCAAGACCACCATCGATGCGACGACCGTCGCCCTCAACATCGATGGCGCCGCCATCACCACCACCACGGCCACCTTCGTGTTCACCATGCCATGGAAGACCGGAGCCACCGACTCCATCCGCGGCAGGGGAGACGGACGCCCGCAGACCGACCACGCCGGATGGCAGCCCGTCCGCCTGCAGGGCATCGAACGCGGCAACGGCATCTACGAGATCGACGCGGACGCCATCGTCAACGCCTACCTCGACGCGGACGGCGTCGGCCACGACGCCCTCTACCTCGTCCACGACATCACCAAGGCGTCCAAGACCAGCACCGACGGATACGACCTCGTCGGCGAGTTCCCGACCCGCGACAAGACCAACGACGCGAGCTCCCGCTTCGCCGAGGACTTCAACGTCGTCGACGGACGCGTGTTCCTGCCCACCGGCACCGGCGCCACCTCCAGCACCGGCCTCACCGACGCCGTCTACGCCAACCCAGTCCAGTCGCAGGGACTCCGGCAGGTGCACCGGTTCGGCGTTCTCGGGGATGGCTCGGGCTGCGGCGCGTTCCGCGCGCACCTGAAC